AAATGGTTACGATCCATTGACCCCTGTCTTATCAGGACAGTGCTCTACCGCTGAGCTATACGCCAGTAAATTCTATGAAGGTTCCCTAGCGCATTCAGGACACCTACAACCCATCACCTAGTTTGCTTGCTGTATACCGCCAGGCAGTCGACGCCTCTCCAATACATGCGGGAGCGACTAGGCTCTCCCTACAAGCAATTTTGGTGAACCCTCTGGGACTCGAACCCAGGATAAACAGATTAAAAGTCTGCTGCTTTAGCCACTAAGCTAAGGGTCCAATTGTTTCTTCAAGGATGCACCAGCTATCTAACTGCTATAACCACCACTCATTATGGCCAATTAAGTGGATTGAACAGCCTAGGCGGCTTTACGATCACCATCGCTCTGATGCACCCATGAAGAAACAACCTAGTTGTTTCTTCTAAAAGAGCTATCTTGCATACCCCATACGAGATATCTTGTAGCTGCCACTAACGATGTGGCAGCATCGCATAGCTCTTTTAGAAGAAACAACCGTTACACCCACGATGGGGTAAGAATCCTCACTACAAGAGCAAGAATCCCCGATGTTTCCTATTCCAACAATGTCAAACAGCGTAGTCTTTATTCTTCACTTAGTATAGCTGACTTTTAGAAGGAAGTCAACCATAAAAAAAGGCGGGAACCTTTCGGACCCCGCCCACTAGTAGATTTCTCTACCGTTTAGACGAGACCCAGCTGCATGGCTTTGTAACCTGCAGCAATAAGCTGACGCGATGGTGTACCCATACGGTACTTATTCTTGACGTGACCCTTCGAATTACGCTTCTCATTAAGATAGATGCAGTAACCCTGGCTTCGAAGCTGATAAACTACATCATGCGGATTTGCAGCGCCGAAACGAGCAGTAATCTGCTTAGCAGTAAGTTCTTCACCATTACGAAAAGCTTCCAAAACACGATTAGTCTTAGTCATTAAATTCTCCATTTCCACTTATTTAGTCAGCCGAACGACCAACTTTCATTATTATACTAACTTTCTTATAGAAAGTCAACTACTATTTACAGAATGTCGACAACACGACCATTCTGATCTATCGCACGGACACGATAGTTCGGATAGCGAGATTGGATAGACCGCATCTCAGCCAAAATTCGTTGCGAATCGTTCATGGTAACATGATACGTACGCCACATACCAGAAGTGTCTTGAGCTTGAATTTCAATTTGATCGTTCATTAACCTCTCCTCATCCTAGCGATATCTTCAGCATCTTGCTTTTTGAACACAGGAACCATATTGGACTTGTGCATCGTAGCGATGCCAAGCAGCTGCATCTCACCAGAGTAAACTTTCTCTTCTGGTTTCGCACAAACACCAGGAGCCATACCTGACTTCTGAAACGCCGAACGATCAACAACCATAGAACTAGTATACTCTTTTCTCCAAACTCGGTCAAGCACTTTCTTGTCCGAGCTCATACCTTTTGTCATTTTTTCAACCCACTGCTGATGTGCTGCAAGTTGAATCTTAGCCTTACCCGTAAGCTTTGACTTACGCTTACGAGTGTTCGTTGTTGAAACAAATGCAGGCAGAAGATGCATAGTCATTAGCTACGCTCATATTTGTCGAGCAAACGATCGAGGTAAGCGATTTCCTCGCGGATACCTTGAGCGTAACCTTTATCATGACCACCACGAGTCAGATCAGGATCCTCGTCATACATCTTGAGCAGCCTACGACTATCGATGAGCCGCTTGTATAGCTCATCTACCAACTCACGAAGCTGAGTATCAGGTGGACGAGAGAAAAATGTGTCAGACATTAGCGCAACTCCGCAGAAGCGTCATACCAGTTGTCAGTTTCAAATCGACTGTCAGCGTCGAGATCAGAACGATGCTCGCCGTAGTAGCCATAGTACTCCTCATCGGTCATAAGATCAGGACAAACAGCCCACAAGTCACCGTCTTGAGAAAGGTGCCACACATTGTTTTTACCATCGGTATAGGTAGCAGCCCCCAACACAGCGTCCCAGGCTTCCCAGTAGTGCTCGTGGTCGGGTCCAGCGGCGAGAATTTCGAGATCTTCGGCTTTTACGCCATCCCAATGCGCGCCGAAATCAGCGAAGTCGCGAGGGATATAGACGCCACGAGAATCAGACAGCAGCAGGTTCATACCAGACATTAGCGGACCTCATTGTAGTGAGAGATAGTCATAGCTATGGTCAAGCCAACGACCAGAGCGAGGAACGGACCAAACACAATTAGTAGATCAGTCGTAGACATCAGAGACTCCTCTTTCAACCGTAGAGATATTATAGCCTAGTTTTCAAAGATCTTCAAGGTATTTTACCCACTCATCTTCAAAAATCCACACGCAGTCGTTTGGTTCATCGACTAGGAAAAAGTCAAACCCAACATAAGCTTGAGCTTTCTCATAAAGATTGATGAGCTTTTCAGCTAAGGCGAAAGTAAATTCACCACCGACTTCGACCATTTCACACGCTTCACTATGATTTAAAACTAAGCGCATTTTTCTCTCCATTTCAACCATAGACATATTGTACTACAGTAGTCGAAAAAGTCAACAAGAAAATTGTTTCTTAGAAAGAAACAATCGTCCTCCAGCCAAAGATGGGTGAATAGCTCATTAATCCGCTACGACCGTCCGATTCATAATGCTGGACCGTAGCTTCGAAGCAAGCAGACTCAACCTTAGCAATAGCAGCCGACAGGTCATTACCGCTATAGATGGTGTTTCCGAAATTCGTGAGAATTGCTACGAACATGTTGATCTCCTTAGTGGTCGAGAGCTTCGGCAGGGAGACCGAGGACTCGTTCCTCGATTTCGCAGTAACCACCTAGCCAGTCAGCCGCATCGAAGGCTTCCTGAGCCTCCTGGCGGGAGTGATACACGCCGAGGCACTGCTGCCCCTCATAGTCGTAGCCAACGAGAAGAACGTATACGGTCATAGTCTAGCTCCTGTATTAAGCGACAGCCGCGAAAGAGACGCCACCAACGGTCATCTCGATCAGGTAGAAGTCGAACTCGACGATCGGGTCAGAGTCGGTATATGCGCCGACGTAAGCCTCAGCCTCAGCGCGAGTCGCGAAAGACCCGATAGAATCGGGAAGCTCATCCGAACCGTAGAAAGAACCGTAAACCGTGAAAGCTTTCATTGCTCAGCTCCTGTAAACGAGGCGACAACCTCAACCAACCATACATATATTGTACTACAGTAGTCGAGGAAGTCAACACCTATTCCAAGCTTGACAACAGATTTTTTTTATTTTTTTATTGCTCAGTTACAGCTGAGGTTTCAGCTAGAGCTATGCGTTCCCAAGCGGCAATTAGAGCTTGGTAATTAATGTCGTAAGGAAGGTTGAGCGTAGCAAGAGACCGAAGGTACTCAACCTTGGCTTCGTCGTAGGGAAGGGACTTAAACTCAGCAAAAAGGTCGGAAAGGTTCATTTTTCAGCTCCTGTTTCAAGGATTATATTGTACCCTGCCCTATAAGGGAAGTCAACACCTAATTTACTTAAGCTTAACAATTTCATTCAAGAAAAATCTAAGCTTCTCTCGGGCTGGCTCATAGCGTTCTACCCCAATCTTCGTCATCAGCTTGTAATTGCAAAATTTTTCTTCCTGCCACATATCATCTCTGGCGTCGATCATTTCCTCGAGCGCCTCAATGAAATAGTCAATTTCGTCTTTCTGGTCCAACTTCAATCTCCCCTTTATCGGTAGGTAAATCATCGACGATAATATATTGTGCATCGGTGTCAAATTCTCCATACGCCTTAAGAATTTTCCTCACTTCGACCAATCGATCAATCACCTTGTTAATTGTACCTTGTACGATTTCATCGTTGTGACCTTCCTCAAGATCAGTGATAACTGCTTGAAGGTTTGAGTCGGCTGAATAGTCGATCAAAAAGGTAATGTCTTCTTTGGATTGTTTTGCAAATGGAGGAAAAAGAATGTTTTTAATTTCCTCCAGTTTTTGCTCGGCGGTGGTCTTCGGTTTCGCTTTGAACATACTCAACATTTCACCTCACATTATATTAGGATTTTTTCCTACCGATATTATACTTTGCCACCAATTCCCATTCATCCTTTTCTTTATGAGGAAGAATCTTAATTTGACTCATAGGAGATTTTGGTAATTTGATTTTTTCAGATTCAACAACCTTGATCAGATTCCAGTCTTCAAGAAGCTGACAAATTGTGTTTCTGCGACCGATATCTTCTTCACTGAAATTAGTTGGTTTACCATCAAGAGAAAACAACTCTTTGAAGTGTACGATATAATATTTACCCTGTTTATGCAGGATATGACATGATTGATAGAGTTTGTGATCTTTTCTAGATGCAACGCCGATGCGTGTAAGAGTTTCCTTAATCTTTAGGAAATCTTCCTCTTCAGCAATTTTCACCTCGATCAGTGAATCTAATATAGCCATCGTTTACCTCATAATTATTTGACATGTTATGAAGTATTTATGTTTTTATCGAGTGTAAGCTCCACCCTTGACTTTTTCCTTTATATACTCGATTTGGTCTTTTGATAAAATCGAGTAAGCTTCTTGCGCTTTACGATAGCCGTAATTGAAATAGATCTTTAACGCTTCAATATCAGCATCTTTATCTTTCTTGACCCACTTAGCAAATCTCTTCTGCTTCCTTACGGTATGGAAAAGATAGTCATGCTGAAGTAAATTATCAAGATGATAATTCATGTTCATTTCTTGAGCAATGAAGATTGTGTCAACAAAATATGATAAACCTTTGTTTATCTGATATGCATTATATTGGTTCTCGTTCGATTCGTCAATCAATCGCTTTTTATTATAAGTTATAGAGTTTAGGATATCGAATGGGTTCATTGAAATTCACAATCCTTCATAACCTCAGTAAGACATGCAACGAGATTGATTTCTGCATTGGCACAGAAAGCAGCCTGATACTGATACTTAGCTATGATCAATACGAGCTGTGCTACTGCTGTAGCCTCGAGAAAATTACAAGCTTGTTCATAAAGCTTGCGATAAATTTCGTTTTGATCATAGTCAGGATTGTTTGCAACCCACTTGCGAATCTCAGTAAAGTTCTTGTCCTTAAGAAGGTCGACCAGTTCTTTTATCGATATATCCTGCATATTAGCAAGGATACCAGAGTCGATAGAACCAGTAGCAGCATAACGCTGCAGCTCATTTAGAACACGACGCCAGTCAGGGAAATGCTTCTGAATTACCTCTGCAATAACAGCAGATTCATACTTAACATTTTCTGTATTAAGAATAAAGTTAACTCGCTTCATAAACTGCATAGCAAGCTTGGCCATATCCTTCTTGCTGATTTTGAAGTCTACGACAGAGCATCGCGAGTGAAGTGGCTCGATGATTCGATTTTTATAGTTACATGTAAGAATAAACCCACAATTCTTTGAAAATTCTTCCATGAAGTTTCTAAGTGCAGGTTGAATTGATTGTGCATTCATATAATCAGCTTCATCAAGGATGACATACTTACGACCACCAGAAAGAGAAACTGAAGAAGCAAAATTAAGAATACCATTTCTTAACGTGTCAATCAGTCTTCCTTCATTAGAACCATTGATGATAATATAATCACATCCAAGTTCTTCAAGCATAGCACGTGCAACTGTCGTTTTACCAACGCCAGCTGAACCAGAAAGAAGTAAATTTGGAATGTTTTTTTGATCCACAAACTGCTGAAATACAGATTTAAGTTCGACAGGAAGAATAGTTTCTTCAATAGTTTTAGGACGATACTTCTCAACCCAGAGAAATTCTTCAAGCATCACATTACCTCATAATAAAAGTGGGAGGAACTATAATAGCCCCTCCCATAAGAAAAATCAACTATAAGTTGAATTAGACTCAACCGCAATCCAATATTCGATACCTTCTCCCTTAAAGTGCGAGATGCCCTTTGAGCAAATATCGACTTCGTAGTCTCCAGGAATCACCTTGATATTTTCAGCTTTGAACAAAGCACGGAATGTACGATCAGTCGTGCCAATAACAATAGAGAATGTATCACTTGTTACATTTTTAGAATCAACAGCCTGAAGATAAATATTTGTTCCATCACCAGCAATTGCAATTTCAGGAACATCGAGAATACCAAGCTGCTTTTGCACAGTACGAAGAGCTACCGCAGTAATCTTACATGTAGCGTCGATTGTAGGAAGGTTGATTGGCTTTTCAGGAGGAACCTTGATACCTGACTCATCAGCATAAGCCAAACGAGTGCTTTCTGTCTTATCAGTTTCCTTGATAACAACATTGGTATCATTAAAAGTAAGTTCCGCCTTCTCATATGAAGTA